TACAAAACAAATTAAAAACATTATGAGTAAAATAGAACTTTTAAGCACATGGGGTGATGACAACTCCATTTGCGATATTGCAAGAGTATCGTTTAATAAAAAAGCGGATAACTACACAGCAGAACAAAATAATAGACTGTTAACATATTTAGCAAAACATAATCATTGGAGTTGTTTTGGGCATGCAAGATTGCAGTTTAGGTTACAAGTACCAATTTACGTTGAGCGACAATTAATCAAAACGCAGATAGGAGTTGAATACAATTCTATATCAGGCAGGTATTGTGACTTTTCAGATACGTACACACTTATCAACGAGTGGCGAACACAATCAAAAAATAGTAAGCAAGGCAGTGCAGAGCCTTTAGACATGTACGGTCAGGAGGCTTGTAACGTTATCGAATATGAAGTAAAAGAGTTTTGTCAGAACGCTTACAAGAAGCTAATTGATTTAGGGGTATCAAAAGAACAAGCAAGAACTATTCTACCTTTAAATCTTAATACAACAATGATTTATACATGTAGTCTATACGCATTCATCAGACTATGCAAGCAACGTTTGAAGTCAGATGCACAAATCGAAACACGTGAAATAGTTGCGGAAATGCTTTCACAATTAAAAGAAAATGGTAAATTTGCAGAGTCATTAAAAGTATTTGATTTATGAAACTAAGATGCATTGAAAAATATTTTGCGAACGTTACTTATGGTAAAGTGTACGACGTTGTAAAACAAGATAAAAGTTACACCTGGATAATCAACGACAAAGGACAGGAGCAACAATTTGACACTATCGAATCATACTTTGAATTAGTGACCGACAACGCACCGAGCTATTACAACAATGATAATGGGAGCTTGTATTTATTCGCACACCAACACGGGTTAAATGCATGGGAATGTGATGTTATAAAAAGAGTGGTAAGATGCAGAAAAAAAGGTAACTTTGTTCAAGACCTTGAGAAAACAAAATTTTTAATTGATTTATATTTACAAGAATGGAAAGAGAAATAATCAACTGGGCAAAGGCTCGTAATTTAGACAACACCGACAATAAGTTTCAACAGCTTGCAAAGGTCATGGAGGAGCTTGGAGAACTATCCTCCGCAATATTAAAAAAAGATATAACCGAATCAATAGATGCGCTTGGTGATACTTACATCACACTTGTTATATTAGCACACCAAATGGGTTACTCACTTGAAGACTGCGCTAAAAGAGCATTTAAAGTGATTGAATATCGTAAAGGAAAAACAATTAACGGAACATTTATTAAAGAATAATCATGTATATATATAAAGGTGAAACAATAAAATACGCTGGCTTTATGTTAGATGGAAAGTATTGTTTTTATGGGTTTTTTCCTAATAACTTATTGCTTTTAACTAAGCTACAAGTTGAAAATTTAGAGTTAGCATAAAAGAATAATTTGTATATTTGCATATCATATATTAGTTTTAAACCCTTACATCAATTGGTGTAGGGGTTTTTTCGGTATCTTTAACCCCATGAATCTAACAGAAATAGCACAGCACCACGATGAATGGGTGCGCATCGTTAAGCGGTTTGGAGCAAAGACCGAAGCGGAGGACATCGTACAGGACATGTACATTCGTTTTCACAAATACGGCAAAGGGCAAGTCATTACAAAATCATTCATATGGATCATGCTTCGTAACATCTTCTTTGACTATTGCAAACGAGAGATATCAATGGTCGACATTGACCTCATGGTTGACCTATCAGAAGACGAAAACAACAAAACATATGAGATTGAGTTATACTATCAAAGCGTCGAAGAAGAAATAAAAACATGGGAGTGGTTCGACCAACAACTATTTTTATTATATTTGCGAAGTGGAAAATCAATGCGTGAACTTGAAAAGGAAACTAAAATTAGTTTGACCTCGATTTTTCACACGATTAAAAAATGTAAACGAAAACTTAAAATATGGCAAAAAGAATTTCAAAAGGATTTGGTGATACAGTAGCTAAATTTACTGAGGCAACGGGTATTGATAAAGTAGTTCATTTCATTGCTGGGGATGATTGTAATTGTAAACAAAGACAAGAGAAACTAAACAAGTTATTCCCTTACAAAACACCTGAATGCTTAACGGAAGTAGAACATGAACATCTAACTTACTTACTTCCTAAAATGACGGTAAGAGTTAGACCTTCGGAACAATTGCAATTTTTAAAGGTTTACAATAGAGTGTTTAAAACCAATGAGCAACCAACTTCATGCGCTTCTTGTTTGAACGACATGTTACGTAAAATGAAACAAGTATACAACGCTTATGAAAATGAGGGAGCGTTTTTAGGATGAATAAAGTAGTAAAAATATCAGAGGTTAAACTAAACCCAAACAATCCTCGATTAATTAAAGATGATAAGTTTAAAAAATTAGTTAAGTCTATTGAGGAGTTTCCTGAAATGTTAGATATAAGACCAATAGTGGTTAATGCTGACATGGTAATATTGGGAGGTAATATGAGATTTAAAGCGTGCAAAGAGGCTGGCTTAAAAGAAATACCTATCATTATTGCAGACAACCTTACAGAAGAACAACAACGTGAATTTTTGATAAAAGATAATACAAGCGGCGGTGAGTGGGATTTTGAAATGTTAGCTAATGAATGGGACGTTGAGCAGTTGGAAGATTGGGGGTTAGATGTGGGTGGTTTTGATGTTGATGAAGAAGATATGTCTGATGATTTTAGTTTACCTGATGGAGATAAAGCACCGTTTCAACAAATGACTTTTACACTTGCTGATGAACAAGCGGAGCAAATAAAAAATGCTATTTCAGATATTAAAGAAACGGAAGAGTATAAGTATGCTGAAACAATGGGTAATGAAAACTCAAATGGTAACGCACTTTATTTAATTATTATGCAATGGGCAGAGCAAAGGAAATAATCGTTAAGGTTATACCTTCTAAAATTGCAAATGAGTTTGTAAAAAAACATCATTATAGCGGTAAAAATGTTTCAAACAGTTCATTGCATTTTGGGTGTTTTCTTGATAATAAATTACATGGTGTTTTAAGTTATGGTAGCCCTTTAGATAAATCAAAAGTCTTACCATTAGTTCAGCCAAGTTTATGGAATGAAATGCTAGAATTAAATAGAATGGCTTTTGACGAGTATTTACCAAAGTATTCAGAAAGCAGATGTATTGCAATTTCAATTAGATTAATTAAAAAGAATGCTCCACATATAAAATGGATTTTAAGTTTTAGTGACGGTACACAATGCGGAGACGGTACGATATATAGAGCTAGTGGGTTTCAATTAACAAACATAGTTACAAATAAAAATACTTGTAAATTACCAAACGGAAGCGTAATTCATAAAATGACATTAGAAAGCTCACCACTTCAAAAACGTACAGAATTAAACAATAGGAGTTATTACGAATTAACAGATGGTAAATATAATTTTAATAAATACGTAGAAGAAGTAAATGGAGAAGTGTTAATCGGTTATCAATTAAGATATATTTACCTAATTGATAAAACTTGCAAAATAACAGTTCCGGTATTACCATTTAGTAAAATAGATGAAATGGGAGCAGGAATGTATAAAGGTGAAAAAATAACACTTGCAGAAAGAAAATAATTACTATATTTACAAAACAATATATGCGTGGCTAGCTTAAATAAAAAGCATTGAACATTCCAGTTCAAAGATGGGGTTTACAACCACCGCCACGCTCTAAAGCCTAAAAATATGGCATACGACAAACAAAAGATATTTGAACAAGCAAAAGAAATGATAGTTAAACATAAACTATTTTTTATTGAGGATATTGTCGCTTTTTTACCTATTGCAAAGAAAACATTTTATGAGTATTTTCCTATTGAAGGTAACGAAAGTAACGAGCTAAAAGGATTGTTAGAAACAAACAGAATCGAATTAAAGGTTTCAATGCGTTCAAAGTGGTACAAATCGAACGCTCCAGCTTTACAGATGGCTTTGATGAAGTTAATAGCAACACCTGAAGAACTACGTAAACTATCAATGACACATACAGCAGTTGAGGAAGTAGAAAAACCAATATTCAAACAGCTTGATTTAGATGTTGATTAAGACAACAGCACAAACAAAGATAGCAAAGCTAAAAAAAAGACTAAGGATTGTACAGGGTGGAACATCAAGTTCAAAAACCTTTACAATCCTCCCTTTTTTAATTCAATACGCATTACAGCATCCGAAGTCAGAGATATCCGTTGTATCAGAAAGTATTCCACATTTAAAGCGTGGTGCATTAAAAGACTTCCTTAAAATAATGGATTGGACGGGTAATCTAAACCATAACAATTTCAACAAATCTAATCTTACTTATAAGTTCACAAACGGCAGTTATATTGAGTTCTTTAGTGCTGACCAACCCGACAAATTAAGAGGTGCAAGGCGTGATATTTTATTTATAAATGAGTGTAATAATGTAGCGTTTGAATCATACCAACAATTAGCAATACGTACAAAGAAATTTATTTATTTAGATTACAATCCTACAAATGAATTTTGGGTTCATACTGAATTAATCGGTTCGGAGATAGCAGATTTCACGATATTAACTTATAAAGACAATGAAGCCCTAGATAATGCAATCGTAAAAGAGATTGAAAGAGCAAAAGAAAAGGCTAAGACGTCCACGTATTGGGAAAATTGGTGGAACGTTTATGGGTTAGGGCAAATAGGAAGTTTAGAGGGTGTTATTTTCAACAATTGGAAAACAATAGATACTATTCCAGACGATGCAAGGTTGCTTGGTTATGGTGTCGATTTTGGTTACACGAATGACCCGACAGCAATAGTTGAAATATACAAATGGAACGAGCATAGAATAATTAATGAGATATGCTACAACAAAGGTTTAAGCAACTCACAGATTGCAAAGTATATCAACACTAAGCTACCTTGTTATTGTGATAGTGCAGAACCTAAATCAATAGCAGAATTAAGAATGTACGGAGTGAATGCTCATGCAGTAACTAAGGGTGCTGATAGTATTAACTTTGGTATACAAATAATGCAAGAAGAAAGTTATCTGGTATCAACTAAATCACTAAATTTGATAAATGAACTTCGCAAGTATGCGTGGGATAAAGATAAGAAAACAGGCGCTAAACTAAACAAGCCGATTGACTCATGGAACCACGGAATTGACAGCGTACGTTATCACGAAATGGAAACAATAGGTTTAAAAAGAAATAAGGGTATATATGGAATCAGGTAAAAGTTTAAGACAAATGATTAATGAAAGCGCGGTTAAGGTTGCTGACGCTTACAAAGATGAATACGGAGATAATTGGAAATTCCAATGCGTTGAGTCAATCGATAACGAAGTAGCGAAAGCGGAAGCAACGTTAAAGTATTGGAAGGGTGTTAAATCGAAAGTAATGCAAGTAAGATGAAGACAGCAGTACAATGGTTACTAAATGAATGGCCATCACTTGAAACAACTTTACCAAATTCTTTAATTGTGAAAGTTTTAGAAATGGAAAAGCAACAACTAAATGATGCGTATAATGCTGACAGACCTAACTTAACATGTTATGAAGAAAACACAGCATTCAAGGAATACTACAACGAAACATTTAACAATGAAGATTGAAATTGAAATACCTTCCAACCTATCTGAGATTAGTTTAGATAGGTATCAAAAGTACATGCTTACTCTTAATAATTCAGACGACAAAGAGTTTGTGTTTCAAAAGATGATTGAAATCTTTTGTGGGTTAGAACTTAAAGAAGTTGTTAAAATGAAAGCATCGACCGTTATCGATTTGGTGCAACACTTTAATAAAATCTTCAACGAGAAAACAGCATTCAAACATAGATTCAAATTGAATGGTGTTGAGTTTGGTTTTATTCCTGATCTTGAAGAAATATCCTGGGGTGAGTATATCGACATTGAAGCTAACATCGGAGACTTTCAAAACATCCACAAAGCACTTGCAGTAATGTATAGACCAATCGTAAAGGACGTTAAGGGCAAATATGAAATAGAACCTTACAAAGGTGATTTAAGCTACTCAGAGGCTCTTAAATATGCACCGTTGGACGTTGTGCTACCAGCTTCGGTTTTTTTTTGGACTTTAGGAATCGAATTAATAAGCAGTACGCTGTCCTCTTTGGAGCAGATGAAGAACAAAACCCATATTCAGAGAATGTTCAGTTCAGCAAACAATGGGGATGGTATAGCTCAATCTATCACGTTGCTCAGGGAGACATTAGAAGATTTGACGAAGTTACAGCGCTGGGACTTCATCAATGTTTGACCTTTTTAACCTTTGAACAACAAAAAGCTAAAATCGAAGTTAATCAATTAAAGAAGTCCCATGAAAAACTACTATAACCTATCTACTTTATTACATGATTCAATACTTGCAGACCCTTTAGTGAATAGAGTTACTAAGGGAAGTTTGGATAAAATCACAAATGCTAAGCAAGACATGTATCCATTGTGCCACATTATATTTAACGATGTAGCATTTAGAGGTAATACAACGGTGTATAATATATCTTTGGTTATGATGTCGATAGTTGACATAAGCAAAGATGATGTTACGGATATATTCAAGGGCAATGACAACGAAGATGATGTGTTAAATACAACGTTAAGTATACTAAATAGGATATTTGAGAGGGTTCGACGTGGTGATATTAGTAATTTAGGTTACGAGGTATTGGACGACACGGCAAGTTGTGAGCCTTTTGTTGATAGGTTTACAGATGCGGTTGCTGGTTGGACAATGACTTTCGACATATTAGCACCTAACGAAATGACTATATGTTAAGTGATTTAAGGGAGTCAGGGTTACAAGATGCGTTGGACAAATTTAAGTCTTCGGTAATTAAGCAAGCACGTACTAATTTAACAAAAGGTCGTGCGCCATTTGGCTCGCATAACAACACACGAAAGCTTTACAACTCTTTAAAAGGACAAGCGAAGGTATACGCTAAAGGGTACTCACTCAGCTTTGAGATGGAAGAATATGGAAACTATCAAGACAAAGGGGTAAGAGGTAAACGTTCTAATTCACGCGCGCCAAAGTCACCCTATAAGTTCGGTAGTGGAACTGGAACAAAGGGAGGGTTAACGGAAGGGATACAGAGATGGGTTAAGGCTCGAAAGTTTCAGTTCAGACAACGTGACCCCGAAACAAAGAAATCAACGGGTAAATTTTTATCATACGATGCGACAGCATGGATTATAACAAGGTCAATCTATGCTAAAGGGTTGCGTCCTACTTTGTTTTTTACCAAGCCATTTGAAGCGGCTTACAAACGTTTACCACAGGAATTGGTAAATGATTTAAGAATAGATTTAGAGAAAATATTTAATTATTCAATCAAACAACCGAAATGATTAGAGCAAGGTCACCTTATATTATTACTATCAACGAAGCGAGTCAAGTTAGCACGCGAATAGAGCTATGGATAACCGCAACAACTTACACATCGGATCCACAATACAACCTTAGTAAGGCTATCCCAGCTTCAAATGCGCCAGCAACATATTACGATATTGCGCCTTATATTAGAGAGTACTTTGACCATACACAATATTCCGATATCAGTGGCTTAACCGATACTTATTCATGTACTCAATTATTAACTGTTAAGGTAAAAAGATACAAGACCATTGGAGCTACTGAGACTTTAATCGATACATTGCAATACCAAGCAACGGACGGGTATAGTGAATTTGCTGATAGTGTTAACTATAATGGAGGTAACTATTTGTTAGATCAAAAAACATACTACGTTTACAATTTAGCGACTACTGGTTTTATAACGGCTTATTTACCTGATAACTATCAAGTTAAATGGACTTATCCCGACGGGACAGACGGAACACAAATAGCATCGCCGGCGGGGTTATGGAGATTTCCTTACTATCCTGATTTTGTAGTTCCTGATGCGTCATCATGGAAAATAGAGGTGTTAAATGCTACGGATGTTGTACAGTCTACGTGGTACATTAAAGTAATTGAAGAGTGTTTGTATACGCCCGTTAAGGTTGATTTCATAAATAAACATGGGGCGTTTCAAAGGGAGTTTTTCTTTAAAGCGTCAACGGATAGTATCGAGGTGACTAACAAAGATTACAACTTAATGCAACCGTACAATTATAGCTTAACGGGTGGTCAAAGAACTACGTATAATCAAAATGGTTTACAAAGTATTAAGGTCAATTCAGGATGGGTAGAGGAAGATTTTAAAGACAACTTAAAGCAATTGATGTTAAGTGAGAAAGTTTTAGTTGACGGAAAGCCGGCTATCCTTAAAACAAAATCGATTGAACTAAACAAGTCGATTAATACTAAACAAATTAATTATAGTTTAGAGTTTGAATTTGCGTATGATTTAATTAATAGCATTGTATAGATGAGACAAGTAGACGTATATATCGAAGTAATCGCTGATTCAAATAACTACGAAAAGTTAGAGTTGTTTAATGATGAAGAGATTCAAATAAATAGTTCGATACAAAACATTCAAGATTTAGCGAAAGTTTACACAGACTTTACGCAATCGTTTACTATTCCGGCATCACCGCATAATAATAGGTTATTTGAACATTTTTACCAAACAGACGTTGACGCGGAAAACAATCCTAACATCAGGAGAAACGCTTTTATCGAGATAGGAACGATTCCATTTAGGAGTGGTAAAATGTCAATCGAGAGTTCTAACGTTGTAAAGGGTAAAGTTGAAAGCTATTCGGTGACTTTTTATGGTGATTTAACGAGTTTAAAAGATAAGTTTGGTGATGATAGTTTAAAAGATTTAGATTTGCGCTCGTATGGTCACGTTTATAATGGTGAAATAGTTAGAACAAAATTAGTAAACGCAACCGATTCAGATATTCGCTACCCTTTAATATCATCAGATAGGCAGTGGACTTATGGAATAGGAGCGAGTACCGATATAGATACAAATGGTGGAGCGATTTATTACAACGAGTTATTTCCAGCGTTACGTGTAAAAAGAATATTTGAAGCAATACAAACAAAATATAATGTATCTTTTGATTCGTTATTTTTTAATCAAAAAGTTTTTACGGATTTATATTTATGGTTAAAGAATGCAAAGACATTTGAAGCATTAAGCGAAACACAAAACATATCTTTTACTGGTATAGTAGGAGCGCGTATTTATTCAACCTACATGGACTTGTTAAATGCTTCGGGTATTGGTGTAACATCAAGTTTTACAAGTGGCACAGCTGGAATGAAAATATATGTTGACGCAGTATTAAATGGTCAAGTAGTAAAAACAACTGAAATAAAATCAGGTAGCGCGACAAGCGTTTTTTCATCTTCTTTATTATTAGGAGCTAACAAATTAGAATTTAAAGTGCGTTCTGTTATAGGAGGAACAGCAATTGTATATTTCACTTTAGGATATAGAAATTACAACCCTAACACTGGCGCAGAAGGTAACAGGCAAAGTGAAACGGGGAATAGTGGAACGATAACTTTATCAAATCCTACTATTGACCCGTCGGTGTATGCACCTAACATTAAAATCAGTGATTTTGTAAGCGGAATTTTTAAAATGTTTAATCTTACTTGTTACGCAAAATCTGTGGATAATTTTCAAGTAGAGCCTTTAGATGATTGGTATACACGTGGTGCGGTTGTAGATATTACAGAGTACGTTGATACAGATGAGATAATTATTGAAAGACATAAGCTTTACAAAGAAATTTCATTTGATTATGAGAAAAGCGAAAGCTTTAACAATAAAGAATATTTTAACGAGAAAAATAATACTATACGTGAATTTGGAAATGTAAAACAATCATTTTCAGAATATGATGGAGGCGAATATAAAATCGAGGTACCTTTTGAAAATATTTACTTCACTAAAGAAGTGTTGGCCAATACAGCAGAACCAACATACGCACATTTATTAAGTGAAAAAACATCAGTAGATAGTTATGATAATAAGCCTATATTATTGTACTTAGATGATTTAAAAACGGGTGTATCGTTTTATTTTAATAATGGTGTTACAACTGCATTAAGAACGCAATATATGCCGTTATGCAATCAATTGACGTATAACAACGCTTTGTATTCAAATCATTTCTCAGTAGAAGGCAGTGCGTTTGACGGGACACAAATAGATAATAGCCTTTACCAAATGTATTACGCACCATACTTACAAAACCTATTTAACCGAAAAAACAGGATAACAAACGTTAAAGCGTTGTTTCCTATTTCATTGCTTACAAGCTTAAAGCTAAATGATAGGTTAATTATACGTGACAAAAGATATATAATCAACGAAATGAAAGTTAACCTAACAACTGGTGATGTTGATTTAGCTTTGATAAATGATTTCAGACCTGTTGCGAATGTTAACATCCCACAGCAAAGTGCGTTGGAATCAGTTGTTGAAGTACCGTTATTTCCAAATGGTTTTGAAACTTTCTCATATCAAACATTAGACCCTATTCTCGGACTTATTTCTCAAGAAACATCAACGGACGAGGACACTTTGATAAACATTACTATTCCTGCAAACACAACAGGGCTTCCGATTGAATGGAGTATTACTAGAAACTATTTACCATACTTAACAATTTACCAAGATGCTTAACACAATTATACAACTATTGAAGTCGAATGACTTTTACGGACAAAGCGAGATTATCGATATCGCAAAAGGCAAATATAAACTTACTAATTCCGTGCGCGAAAGCTACAAACAAGCTAAAAGAGAGTTATACTTAAAACAAGCTGAAAGATGGCAGAGAAAAAAATAATAGAGTTAGAGGTTAAAAACAATTTAGGTTCGCTTAAATCACAGCTTAGAGAGGCGCAAGCAGAAGTTGCAAAGTTATCGGAGCAGTTCGGTGCAACGTCACGAGAGGCAGCCAATGCAGCAAAGAAAGCAGCGGAATTAAAAGACCAAATCGAAGATGCGAAAGCGTTAACGGATGCCTTTAACCCAGATGCTAAATTCAAAGCTTTGTCTTCATCTTTGGGCGGTGTTGCTTCGGGGTTCGCTGCCTATCAAGGGGCTTTGGGCTTAGTAGGTGTTGAAAGTAAGAAGGTAGAAGAACAATTGCTTAAGGTTCAGAGCGCAATGGCTTTAGCTGAAGGACTGCAATCAATTGGAGAGGCTAAAGATTCATTTATTCAGTTAGGAGCAGTAATTAAAAACCAAGTTGTAGCTGCTTTTGCTACACTTAGAGGCGCGATAATAGCGACAGGTATAGGGTTAATAGTTACTGCTATTGCTGTTTTATTGCCTAAAATTATTGAGTGGGCTGATTGGACAGGTAGAGCGCAAAGGAAACAAGAAGATTTAAACGATAGTTTAGAAAGACAACAATCAAAAATACGTGAAAGTAGGAAAGAACTTGAAAGAGATTTAGATTTTCGTTTAAGGTATGCGAGAGCATTGGGTAAATCAGATGAGGAATTAGCTAAAATAAAAGAGGGTAACACTAAAAAAACAAATGCTAATATTTATTCAGAGATTGAAGCCGCTCGAAAAAGATTAAAAGCATTACGTGAAGCTGATTTAGGCGTTATGGCTTCATCACGTGAAGAATATGAGGAACTTGTAAAAAACAATAGAAAAAAACGTGAGGCAATTGTTCAAGAAATAAAAGGACTGACTGATAATATTAAAAGAAACAATGAAGATTTATTAATTGAACAAACTGAACAAAACAGAAAAGAAGTTGATGTTGTTGTTAAAGGGGCTAAAGAAAAAAAGGAAGCAAAAGAGCGTGAAAAACTTGATGAGATAAATACTTTAAAACCTAAAACATCTGATGATATCATAAGTGAGGAACAAAGAAAAAAAGAAAAGCTAGCTAAAATAAATAAAGAAGCAAATGAGGAATATTTAAAAGACCTAAAGATAAGAGTAGAAAAAGAAGAGGCTATTGAAAGGCAAGCCAAAGAACAAAAAATAAGAATGGCTGGCGAAGCGTTTAGCGTTATTCAAGGTGTTGCTGACTTATTCGCTCAAGGTAATGAAGCTGACCAAAAGAAAGCTTTTGAACTAAACAAAGCGGTTAACATTGGACAGGCAATTATGAACACTGCGCAAGGTGTGACAGCTGCTTTAAGTGGAGGTGGTAACCTTGGTAAAGTGGCAACAGGTTTGAACTTTGTTGAGGCTGGGTTAATAGGAACGATTGGAGCTTTAAACATTGCAAAGATAGCTAACACACAATTCCAAGGTGGTGGAGATAGTGGCGGAGGTGGTGCAACATCTACACCAACAGCACCACGTACACCGAGCTTTGATATTATACAAGCGCAGCCACAAATGCAATTAGGAGCGTTACAACAACAACCTGTAAAAGCTTATGTAGTAAGTGGTGAAGTGTCAACAGCTCAAGCATTAGATAGGAATAGGGTAAGAAATGCAACATTTTAATCAAAGTTAAGTTATAAAAATATGCAGAACATAGAGCTAACAATTAAGGATGACGAACAAGGGGTTTTCGCAATTTCATTAGTAGAGAAAGGAGCAATTCAAGAAGATTTTATTTTCTTAAGTGAGATAAGCGTTGAGTTGAAAGTCACCAACGATGAAAAACGCGAAGTAGTAGGACTTGCTTTGGTGCCGAACAAACAGATATACCGACGTATACAAGACAAAGAGTTTACGATTTCTTTCAGTGAAGAAACTATTGCAAAGGTGCAAGAACTCTACCTAAAAAAGAACTACAATAACAACGTAACAGTTGACCATGAACATAGTGTTGAAGGTGTAAGCTTAATCGAGAGTTGGATAGTTGAAGATGAGAAATTCGACAAATCTAACTTGTATAATCTAAACGCGGTTAAGGGTTCATGGGTTGTTAAAATGAAAGTGTATAATGAAGAGGTGTGGCAACAAATCAAAGACGGTAAATTCAAAGGATTTAGTATCGAGGGAAAATTTGACGGCTTAGACCAATTGCAAGCTGAAAGTCATGATGACATTGTAAACGAAATTAAGGAACTTTTAAAATCAATATAAAAATGGGAGTAACAATAATTGACAACACGCAAACTATTAACAATGCTACATGGAAAGTGCAACCTGATGTGTTGACGTCTGAAACGGGTATAGTAAAAGAAAACGGAACTATCCACTATATCGGAGGTAAGTTAAAATATCATGCTGAGGGTGATATAAAAGATGTCGGTGTAGGTGTTGACTATGGTATGACCGTGTTAGATAGAATCACAGCTGTACCAAGTTCACCAACGGTTGGAGACAGGTATTTATTTGCAAGCGGAACATACGCGGGTGTTATTGAATGGAACGGATCGTTTTGGGGCTACGTATTGGAAAATACTGCGGCTACGGTTGGAACGTTGGTTACAGCGGTTAAAAACAACACTACTTATCGTTGGAGCGGTTCCGCATGGGCTACTTATACGCAACAAAAGGTTATTGACTTAAGTTTGTCACGTAAAACAGATTCTTACACTTTAGTAGCGACTGACAACGGTCAAGTTGTAGAAATGAACAAAGCAACGGCTAACACTTTAACCATTCCTCAAAACATTTTTACAGCGGGTCAACAAGTATTAATCACACAATATGGAGCTGGGCAAACAACAATTGCAGCTGGTTCGGGTGTAACATTAAGAAGTGACGGTGGAAAATTGAAAATCAATAGCCAATATTCGAGTGCTACGATTCTATTTATCTCCGCAACGGAGGCTTATGTATTCGGTAATTTAGCATTATAATGAGCTTAATACCTTCGTTTATAAGGTTTAAAGAAGTCACTACCGCATTGGATAGTGACTCTTTATTTTTACAACCTATTGATTCAGATATACCTAAAAAAGTATCGTTGTCAAATTTTACGACCTATTTAGGTGACGAAGATAACGGGATTTTGTTTGGTGGAACGGGTGCAGATGAGGACGTTTATAAGATTATCGGAGGCGTTGGAGCAAGTATTAATTCAGACATATATAATTTATGAGCGATATAACAAAGAGAATAATAATTAAAAAGGGTAGTGGTATTGCAACAGTGCCAAGTAGCTCAGACCATAGGGACGGCACGTGGTTAGCGACTGATATTTACATGGGTGAGTTCTATATGAACACTGTAAATGGTAAGATATACACACGTACAGCAACAGGTATTGAAGAGATCATTTACGATGTTGCAGATTTTGAAGTGTTAGCAAATAAAGCAACAGATTTCACTACTATAAACAACACTAAATACCCGACAACTCAAGCAGTCGAAAACCAAATTGATGCTAAATTATTAGCTGAGAATTATTGGATTGTTGGAAGTACAGAAATTGCAAGGGGATATAGAGCGCAACACAATTCAACAACCGTATTAGCTGAAAATATTGCAACAGGGACATTACAAGGTACAGCAACAGCAGTAGCGGTGTCAACAACGTCTATACAAACTAAAAAAACACGTTTAAAAATTGGTGTTTCAACACCTGCTGCAAGTGGTATTTGTGGTTATAGGTCAACAAGTGCCTTTAATATTGTTGGTACAGGGTGGAAAATGGCAGTTGCTTTTGGTGTATCTGATACAGCATTTAATTCAGGAGCAAGGCAATTCTATGGGATGACAGCAACAACAGCATCTTTAGGTATTTCTTCTACTGTTACTGTTGAAAGCTTATTGAATATTATCGGTATTGGTTCGGATGCTGCAGATACTAATTTACAAGTATTCCATAACGATGGAACAGGTACAGCTACAAAGATAGATTTAGGAGCTAATTTCCCTGCAAACAGAACGAGCGGAGCGGCTGCAACTGATTTCTTTGTGTTTGAAATGTACAACCCATTTGATTCTATGAACGTTTACTACAAAGTTACATCTTTAGAGAATAACGTAACAGTTGAGGGTACTATCACAACTAATTTACCAAGTGATACAACACCAATAACAATACAGGCTTGTAGAACGTCTGGAGCATCTTCAAATGCTTGTAGTTTTGATATTAGTCAATTAACTTTAAATTGTTTATCATGATAGAAGTATACCAAGAAGTAAGAGGCGCTTATACTTATGTAGAAAGTAGCTACTCAAATATAATCAAAGTAGGTAATGAAGTTTTGACCGCTGATGTAGCAACAGAAATAACAGCTCAAGAAACTATTATAAATGATTACATATAAAATACAACAAACCGACAATAAAAAAGTTAATAAATTATGAATGAGATTAAGTACATTTTAGAGCAAATCAGAAAAACAAAAATTACGGTGCTAATCATTATCTTACTTGGTCTCATTCTTTTTTATTACAAGTCATTGGTTACTCAAGTAGTAATAACCAAAATAGATAAGGTTGACGAGGTAAAAAAAGACATAACTAATAATGTTTTGATTCAACAAATGTTAAATGACTTGATGTTGAAATACAAAGCGGATAGGGCTTATATCTTCCAATTTCACAACACTATTAAATACTACGATGGAACACACAGAAACCATCAGTCAATGAGTTTTGAAGTGTGTAACAATGGTGTTAGTCCTGAAGCGCATAATTTACAGAACATTCCTGTTAGTTTATATCCATTGTTCTTACAACAAATAATGTTAGAACGTATGAACTATTGTGATGTAAATGAAATACAAGAACATACAACAAAATCGGAATTATTAAGACAGGGTGTTAAGTCTATTTGTATCGCGCCGTATTTTAAGAATGGAAACTTTGTGGCTTACATTGGTATTGACTATGTGAAAAAGGGAATGTGTAATGACATAGATTTTAGAGAATTTAAACAATTTACAAACGAAATAGGAACAATTTTAATGTTATGAGAAAAGGAGGTAAAAAAGGATGTCAGTGCAAAGATGGCACGTATTCAAAAGAGTGTTGCGACGGTCAATCACAAGGGATTGGAAGCACTGAACAACAAGTAGTAAGTAACGTAAACCATACTATTGAAGTACGGGAAATTACAACAGAACGAGGTTAAATAAGTTATTAAAGAAAAACGTTTATGAATAAAGAAATAAAAGACGCTTTAAAAACTATCAAGACATTCCTTGGAATGGAAGTGAAGTTGGAGCAAATGAAGTTAATCGACGGCAACACGGTAATCGAAGCTGATTCATTCGAACCGGGTGCGAGTGTTATGATTGTAGTACCAGAAGGCGAACCAGTGCCTTTGGAGGTTGGTAAGTACGAACTTGAAGACGGTCGACTATTGGTTGTTGAAGAAAAAGGAATGATCGCAGCTATCGAGGAAATGCCTGCAGAATCAGAAGAGGAAGAGATGCCTGTTGAGGCTGATATCACTCCTGAAGTTGAAGTAAAGCAACCTAAAAAAGTTGTGTCAATCACTGAGCAACACTTTGCAGAAATGGAGGCAAAGATTGCAGAGCTTGAAACTAAGTTAGCAGCAATGACTCCAGAGGTAATTGTTGAAGAACAACCAACGGATGTAATTGAATTTAGTGCTGAGCCTAAACCAATTCAGTTCAATCCTGAAAACGTACAACCAATGGAGAGAATAGATTTAGCAATTAACACGCCTAAATCGTTAAGAGATAGAATTTTAGAAGAAGTATATAACAACAAATAAACAAATAAAAAATGGCTACAACAGTTAACATTTCAACTTCATACGCTGGGCAAGATTCTAAGCTATGGGTAAAAGCTGCTTTATTAAGCGGTAACACATTGGCAAATGGAGGTATGACAATCATTCCAAACATTGCTTACAAAACAACAATGCATAAATTAAGCACGGATGCTTTATTAAAAAATGCAACGTGTGACTTTACAGCACTTTCTGAGGTTACTTTAAGTGAGAGAAGTTTGACATTGGAAAATTTCCAAGTTAATTTACAACTTTGTAAAAAAGATTTTGAAGCTACATTTGAAGCTGAAGAAATGGGAGTTTCTGCACACAAAGTATTGGCTAAATCATTCGTAGATTACTTATTAGCTTACATTACTGAGAAAGTTGCTGAGGCGGTTGAGGTTTCTATTTGGAGAGGTGCAACGGCTACGGCTGGACAAATTGACGGTATTGCAACTTTATTGGCTGCTGATGCTGGTTTACCAACTGCAAACGAGGTTGCTGGTTCTTCTGCTATTTCTGCTGCTGCTACGGTAATCGCTGAATTAGGAAAAATTGTTGATGCTATTCCAACTGCATTGTATGGTTCACCTGACTTGAAAATATACGTTCCACAAGGTGTAATGAGAGCTTATGTAAGAGCGTTGGGTGGTTTCTCAGTTGCTGCTACATCTAACAATGGTGTTGAAGCTAAGGGTACACAATGGTATAATGGTCAGGCGTTAACTTTCGAAGGTATTCCTTTATTTGTTGCAAATGGTATGGCTGCTAACACTGCAATTGCTGCTGAGACTTCAAACTTGTTCTTTGGTTGCGGTTTATTAAATGACCAAAACGAAGTTAAGGTAATCGATATGAGCCCATTAGACGGTTCACAAAATGTCAGATTTGTCCTTAGAGCAGGTATGGCTGTAAATTATCATTCAGTATCTGACATAGTTACGTATAATATACCAAATTCAGCTAACTAATCAACTAATTAATAACCAATTAAAGGGAGGGTATATTCCCTCCTTTTTTTTTAAACTTTAAATTATGGCTTGCAATTTAACAATAGGAAGAGCAGAAGCATGTAAGGAAGCAATTGGAGGTTTGAAGGCGGTGTACTTCATTAACTTTCAAATTGTACCTTCAGACGTTACTTTCTCAAATGACTTAATCACTGCGGTGACAAACGTGGACAACTTGTACAAATATGAGTTGAAATCAAACGAAAATGTATTTGATCAAGAAATTGTATCGAGCCGTGAAGCTGGAACAACTTTCTTCAGACAAACGTTAACTATCAAATTGAAAAAACAAGATGCGACAACACATAAAGAAATTAAACTTTTGGCTTACTCAAGACCACACGTGTTAGTAGAGAACAACAACGGGCAATTTTTCTTAATGGGCTTATTTAGAGGAGCTGATTTAACGGCGGGTAGTATAAATAATGGCGGGGCGCTTTCAGATTTTTCGGGTTACAGCTTGACTTTTACCGCTGAGGAGGCTTTACCGGCACCTTTCACGGATATTACAAGCTCTACAACTATCGTTTCTGATTGTTTCACGGGTGCAACGGTTGTAACTGCTTAGTCATGGCTTGCGCGATAACTTTAGGACGCATAGAGCCTTGTAAGGACAGCCTGGGAGGGTTACGCAATATTTACTTCATCAACGATGATTTAGTAACAGGTGAGGTTGTATTTTACGATCCTACGGTAGCACCTCCATTTGTTGACACTGACGAGGTTTACTATGTTCAAAACGTAGCATCTATATACAAGTTTGAACTGAAATCAAACGAAAATGTTTATGACCAAGAGATAGTAAGCTCACGTGAAAACGGTACTACTTTCTTTAGACAAACATTGACTATAAAACTAAAAAAACAGGACATTGCTACGCACAACGCCGTAAAAACTTTAGCGTATGCAAAACCACGAATTTTAGTTGAAAACAACGAAGGGCAATTTTTCTTAGTTGGCATGTTTAGAGGCTGTGATTTGACGGCTGGATCTATTAATAATGGCGGTGCTTTGGGTGATTTTAGCGGTTATTCCATGACCTTCCAAGCGGAAGAGCTAGTTCCGTCACCATTTGTAATGAATGGTACTGATACTTTCAGAGTAGGTCAAGCGCTTACACTTCCACTATCAGCAGTAAGTACAATAGTTACAAGTTAATTTTACGGAGGGGTTTAATAGCCCCTCTTTTTTTTGCAACAAAAACACTCTTTTTTAGTTATACTATTACATGATAGTATTAACGACATCCACATTGCCACAAACGGTTTATTTTATCCCTCGTGAAGGTACGGGTAATTCAGATAAGATATTCTTAACCGACGAACAAACAAACGTCACTACAACTATTAATATATCGACCTACGCAACAGGCGACTATTACCACACGGCAACGGCAACCTTTGCATTAAAAGAAGGTCATACGTATATTTGTAAGATTGGAAAAACAAACGACATTCGATTTTACGGACGTGTTTTCTGCACTGACAATCCAAGCTCGAATTTTACACAAACGGTAACAACCAACGAATTTATAATCTATGAATAATAACATTATACAACTATCCTCCTATACTGCCCCTGTAATTGTTGAGAACAATAAGAATGAGTGGGTAGAATATGGAGCGGATAATAATTACTATCAGTTCTTAATTGACCGTTATAGCAATTCAGCAACGAATAACGCCGTAATTAATAACATTTGTCGATTGATATTCGGTCAAGGGTTAACAGCTACTGATAGCGCAATGAAGCCAAACGAATGGGCGCAACTACTATCTATTCTTAAGGAAGATGATTTAAGACGTATAATCTTTGATTTGTACGCATTAGGGCAATGTGCCTTACAGATTCATTATGACAAAGGACATAAGGCAATTACAAGGGCTTTTCACACGCCTATACAATTGTTAAGACCTGAAAAATGTAATCAAGATGGGGATATTGTAGGTTATTTCTATTCGGACAATTGGAGCGATCCAAAGAAGTACGTGCCTAAACGATTCGATGCTTTTGGAACGTCTAAAAAAGAAGTTGAGATTTTATATTTAGCTCCTTATAGTGCGGGTATGAAATACTTTTCAAATGTAGATTATCAAGGGGGAATTGATTACGCATATCTTGAAGAAAAAATAGCTGAATACCTTATTAACGAGGTTGAAAATTCTTTCGCGCCCACCAGTATCGTAAATTTTAACAATGGTACTCCGACTGACGAGATGAAGGATGAAATTTCTGCATCTGTAATAGGTAAATTAACGGGGTCAAAAGGTAAGAAAGTAGTTATATCATTTAACGAAAACGAAAACACAAAGACAACTGTCGATACTATACCATTGCAAGACGCTGCAGACCATTATTCTTATTTGTCAGACGAATCAACTGCTAAGATATTACGTAGCCACAATGTAACTACACCTTTATTGTTTGGTGTAACTTCAGCAAGTGGTTTCAGTAGTAATGCTGATGAAATGAAAACGGGAGCTTTGTTATTTGAAAACATGGTAATAAAACCGAAACAACAGATGATTGTTGAAATGATTAAAAAGATACTTTCGTTTAATGGTGTTTCACTTAACCTTAGATTTAAAACTTTGAACCCTTTACAAGGTGATGAGCCACAACCCGTACAAGAGGTAAAGATGAGCGCCCAGGATGAATTGGACGTTGCGAAATACGGTGAGGACATTGATTTAGATGAATGGGTGTTGATTGATAGCCGTGATGTTGATTATGATTTAGAAGATGAGTTGGATGCTACATTAGAACAATACAATGAACCAACAACTTTATCTAAGGTTCTAAACTTGGTTAAAACAGGCACAGCACGACCAAACGCAAATAGTATTCAAGACGGTAAGCTTTTTAAACATAGATACAGATACACTGGAGATACTACTGATGAATCTCGTTTGTTTTGTAAGAAAATGACTCAAGCTAATAAAGTTTATAGAAAAGAAGATATTGTAAGAATGAGCAGTGAAATTGTAAACCAAACAAGTACAAGAGCAGACGGAACAGAAGGTGGTTTCGGGCCACGTGGGGCGACTACTTATGATGTATGGTTATACAAAGGAGGTGGAGCATGCCACCATAAATGGGTGAGAGAGACGTATTTACGCAAATCAGACGTTAATTCACCAATAGCGAAAAAATTCATGAAGGAATTTAAACCTTCAGTAGCTCGTAAACTTGGTGAAATTGTGCCAGTGAACGATAAAAGAGTATATACAAGACCGATTGATATGCCTAATAAAGGATTTTTACCTAAATAATTAAGACATGGCAGAAGCACTATTAATTTCAAAAAAAGACTTGCAAGAATACACTTCTTTGAACGCAAACACGGACGTTGACAAAGTGATTCAATTTGTACTTGTAGCACAAAACATTTGGATTCAGCAATACACGGGTACAAAGCTATTGGATAAGATTAAAACGGATATTACCAACAACACGCTTGCGGGTAATTACATAACGCTTGTACGCTCGTATTTAAAGCCTATGCTGATACATTTCACAATGGTTGAGTATTTGCCCTTTTGTGCGTACACTATTTCAAACAAGGGGATATATAAGCACCAATCTGAAAACAGTGAAATCGTATCAAAAGAGGAAGTTGACTATTTAATCGAAAAAGAAAAACGCATAGCTGAAAGTTACTCGCAAAGGTTTTTAGACTATATTTGTAAAAACAATAGTTTATTTCCTGAGTATACAACAAACGAAAACGGCGATGTATATCCACAACATAATAACTATCTAACTAATTGGTATTTATGAAGAAAAAAAAAGAGTATAAACCAAAGGAGGAGAATATAATTAAACTTAAAATCTATTTAAATGATATTAGCAAACCACGGGATAGTAAGTAGCAGTGGAGCATTGCCTTCTACCTTATTAACAAATTTATATGCAGTTTACAAAGCGGAATCAAACGCAAATGATTCATTAGGAGTCTATAACGGAACAGCGCAAGGGGGGTTGACGTATAGCAGCGGCCAAAGTGGGAACGCTTTTTTAGGTAACGGAACAAATGGTTATGTTGGATTACCAAATAATTCATTTAATTTTACAAATGATTTCTCTATAAGCATGTGGATAAATTTAACAGATATAACAGGGAATCAAGATTTATTTTGTAACTCAGATATAGTTGGTGGTGGTGTTGATGAAGGTTATAGGTTGTCATTTAGAGGGTCAACAAGTTTTATAAGATTTTCAATATATGGAAGTTCTATTGTCAATTTAGACACAACAACTTCATCTATACCTTTAAATACTTGGACAAATATAGTGATTACACGTAAAGCAAATACTGGTTCTAAGATTTATTTAAATGGGAATTTATCAACAAGCAACACATCAACAGTGAATCCAATTTATACTGGTACATTTGCACCTACTATTGGAGCTTATAAAACAACAACAACTCCATTTTTATCAAATTTACTAATTCTTAACAGTAAAATTGACGAGATAAATATTTGGAATAAAGAGCTAACGTCAATAGAAGTAACAGAATTACAAACAATATATTATCCTTATTAATTATGAAAGTTAGACAATTAACATTAGAGCAAAAAAATATCCTTACAGATAAAGTATGGGGGTTTCAAGGTCAATTATTCAATCCGCAAATTGACGCAAACGGAAATTGGTTTATCTCCAACGAAGAGGTGAACGGATGCACGTTGCAACAAGCCGAGTCTATTCCATGCGATGCTTGGTTATTAACATTGCCTGAAATTGATTATAGCCCTGTTATACATGAAGCGTAAATACTACGAAGGGCAACAATTAAATGGAAAGATAGTGCATACAATTTGGCACGATTCAAGTAATTATTATATAAAATTTAACGATGGAAGTTTTGAACAGTTTAAAAAATAGATGGAATGCACCGACGCCAAATTTTTGGAAGAAGGTGCAAAGCATAGGAATAGTTATCGGAGGGTTAGGAGCAGTTATCGTTGCGCCTCCTTTCGGACTATCCTTAATAGGCGGTTATATGGTTGCCGTTGGGTCGGTGGCGGGTGTTTTATCTCAATTTACAATAGATGAACAACGTTAAGAACTATACAGATAAACAGATACTCGATAGGGTAAAAAGTTTAAAATCATTTAAATCTATTCCTGTTGGTTATTGGATAGTAGGAGTTAGAAGCAATGAGGACGCACCAAATAAATACGATGATAAGTTTTATTTATTCAACGGAGAACAATTCGTTAAAGTTGTAACAGGCACTACTAACCCAGGCACACCAATCTTACAAGGTGGCTATCTTAAGTATAATAAGGTAGGCGCTGCGGTTGTTAAGTCAAACGAATGGTATTACGATGTTTGGAAATTCGGACTACACCAAGGTAAGATGCCCGCATTACGCCAAGTTGGTAACTTCATTGTTTACCGTGACGGAGATAAAGATGGTAAAAGTGAAGAGATAGGAACACCAATTGTTGGAAGTGGTTACGGGATCAACTTTCATACGTGTAGCTACCTTGAAAAAGTAGTAGGCGAGAATATAGGCGGTTGGTCAGCTGGTTGCCAAGTTGTAAATAATACCGAACAATACTACATGATCATAAATTTAATTAAAAATCAAAATAGGGTAACGTACTGTTTATTAGAAGAATTTTAGTATATTTACAATGTGTTTTGTAGCGGTTTAGAAATAAATCGCTTTTTTTTTGCTTAAAAGTTTGCTTATTAATAATAAATATTTAAATTTGTAACATAATTAAAAACATAAACACAATGAACGTTATCAGAAAAGCACACGAAATCGCAGCAAAACATTTAAGAAATGCAAAATTTGAAGCGAGATTATTTAAAAACTACGATATGCCTCACCAACCTTTTGAGGTAAGAGTTAAAGGAATCACAAAAGAAGTAGCTATGGAATTACAAGCTATGATGTGTAAAGTGATAAAATGTGATAGTATTAATATAATTGAATGTTAATTATGGAAGAGTTAGAAAAACAAATGGTTGACAAATTGGTTGCCATTTTAAATGAATTTATTGATGATGCGCCAGTAGAGTTACATTGTAATAAAGAACACACTTATTTATTTATCCCTTTAAATT